AGTGTAGATCATCTAATAATGAATCGTCGCCAATCAATGAACCGATTGCTTCTATTGCTGAATCACCATCTTTACCAAGTGGTATGGGTTTTTTCATTAAATCCTTTAATCGTTTCTTTTCTTTAGAAGTTTTCGGAAGTTCCCATGTACCTTCTTTGAGTGCAGGGATAATGTTATCTTCTAGGGTCTCGTTGTAAGGAAATCCTTTTAAGGGGTTTTGAAACACCTGAGAAAATGCTTTTTTCTTCTTTGCTTCATTGACTTCATGAACCTGAGATAGATATGCTTCTACTGTTTGGCCTGGCGTATCTTCTTGATATGATAAACGAGCTTCTTCCGTTCCCATTTCTAATACACCATTGTCTGTTTTATTACCGTTCATGTTTACCCCTTTTTTTGATTTGCATAGAAAGCTGCAACTGCCATCTTTTTAATCTGTTCTGCATCTTGTCCCTTGAACTGAGGTGCATCAGAATTCTTAAAATCATTTATCCAATCCTTAATAGTAGCAGTCTTATCTAACTTCTCTGTTCTAAGTCTTGGTTCCGTTCTGTTAAATTTTTGTGATACAATCGATAGATTCGATTTATCGTTATTCATAGGATTGTTGTCTTTATGATGAACATCCTTTCCTTTAATGTCTTTTCTGTTCTTTAAAGTTCTTCGAGCTTCATTTCTTTTTGCTCGTCTTTTAATCTGTTCGGGGTCTGAGTGGTAGTTCTCATACTCCTTTTTGTAATCTCTGTCTTCAGCAATTATCCAACCCTGTCTTAAATATTTGTCTTGATCTTTCTTGTCAATGACAATAACCTTATTCTTCTTGACAACCATGACTTCTTTATTGGGATTAGTCAACTGTTTCGGGCCCTTCTCTCGGCCTTCGGTAACTTCTGTTTGTTCTATTACAGTATTCTTTGGGTATGATTTCTTAATATACGCCATTATTGATTGTACTCTTCTACTATCAATTACTGCAAAGACTCTAAACTTATTTTGGTGTCTCTTTAGAATGACTTGAGCACCCATACCAGTAGTTTCAAGTTTGTCTCCGACTGATTTTACTGTGTTGCTGGACATCTCTTTACCATCATAGAATGCATCAATGACCTTCTTATCTTTAGGAGATAATGCTTCTGTTAGGGCATCTTCCATTTCAACTTCTTCACCGAACTTAAGGAATAGTTTATTCTTATCCTGTTCCTTGTCTGTAACCTTATACCCAACAAATGATCCTACAGTGTTCAACATACCAATACCTTTCTCTTGGTTCTTTGCAATCTCTTTCTGAAGTTGTTTTTTCATTGCCGCAAGTATAACATCAATGACATGATCAATATCACTAACAAGTTTACCTTCACCTAACTCAACTGATTCGGTGTTATTCTTTCTTTCCTTCTCAGCTGATTTTCTTTCTGCATCTCTCTTCTTATTAATTGTGTCATCTTCAGATTCTTTTTCTTTTGCACCAGCAAGTCTGTCATTCTCTCTTTCATGTCTGTCTTGCAGGGATTCCAACTCTTTTGCATGTTGGTCTTTCAGTTTTTCCAGCTCACCCACTTGCTTTGCCTTGGCATTTGCAGTGTCTACGGCAACATCTTCTTGAAACATTGAATTAAAGTTTTGAATCTTTTCTTCTCTGCTACCCTTCTGAGCTGCTAAGATTTGATCTAGTATATCCATAGTTCTATTTATCTCTTTTTCTTTGTTAACTCTGCTTCTTTCCAAGCAAGTGCTTTTTTATTAGAAGGAAATTTACCAGCCCATGACATCATATGACCATAAAGTTTGTCTGCCTTCGTTTTTAATGACGCTACTGTATCATCATTCTCAATCTCAATGAAGTCCTTTCCGAACATTTTCTTGAATGCAGCTGCATTTTTTTCTACTGCTTCGTGTTCCATCTGAAGAATCTCAGGGGGTACTGTTCTTGCTCTCATTGAGTTAAGTCGTTGTGCAAGTTGTAGACTAGTCTTAACAAACACCATCTTGTATTCATATCCCAATGTATCTAGGTTCTTCTTATAGGCCTGTATCTTGGCTGCCTTTGCACTAGTAGTGTCAAAGATTAATCCTAATCTGCTGGTAATATACATATCCATTTGCTTTCCTGCAATCTTTTTCCCTTTATCTCTAAGTGCATCTCTCTTGGGATTGACTGTTCCACTACCTGTTTGTGTCATTTTCATAGACATGTTTGCAGTTTTCATTAATCGTTCAAAGTGAGTATCACTGTTGATTATCTTAAACCCTAAATTTTTCAAATTCATTGCATCTACCACTGTGGATTTACCACTGCCGGGCCCACCCATTAGGAATAATGCTTTGAATATACCTTGGTCATAAACACCTTCAATTATTAAGTCCTCAAACATATAGTTTGGCATGGACTCTTCTTTAATGTTCATTCCTTTTAGTACTGCTTTCCATAGTGTCTTTGCATGTTTCTTATCGGGAACACCCATTTCAAATGAATCAAAGTCTCCATCTTCTGCAGCAGCTCTCATCTTAGAGGCAGACATACCTGATACATCTTCTGCATCGGGGTCTCTCTCCCCTGCTGATATAACATCAATTGATGAGAATTTATAATAACCGTGTCTACCTTTTGAACCATTGTATTTCTTCAGTAGTGTTTCAAATTCTCGTATTCTGTCTGAACCCACTACCATCCGAATATTTCTATATCCTTGGTCATATAACTGTGTTGCGATCTCAAACACTTGTCGGGCCTTGGTGTTAACAATACCAACTTTCCTACTGAAGAACTTCTTCATAAAGGAAGTCTTGACAGTGTAATCTAGGGGATTTTTCTTTGCGTCTTGTGAGTGTGACATAAACACTAGAGGATCATAACCACCAGCAGATGATGCTACTAATTTGTCTATCAGTTTTGCATGGCCAACTGTAGGTGGGTTAAATCTACCAAAAGTAAACACTGCGCTCTTTTCTTTTGCTTCGAAGATTGACTTAAATGTCTTCATTTGGTTTAACCTGTGTAATTGTTCTATATTTCATTAGGGGTCTTCCATTAATGGTAATATCCCCTTTCTCATTGACACCTATTGCTTTGACAACAATTTTCTTATTCTTAAACTTGCCACCCAGTACAGTGTCCCCTATATTTATAGGTACAACAATAGACTCCGAAAATTCACTGAATGTTTTCATTTATTTTTCCATGTAACAGTTTTTTGATGGTATAGTATTCATCTGTTTAGCCCAGTCCAATTCTTGGATAAGTCTATTATACCAACTCTTGTCATAGTCCTTACTTGCTTTGGCCATGTCTTCTTTAAGTTGTTCTATTCTTACTGCAATATAATCGGGTCGTTTTCTAGGGTGTAGTTGATGTGCCATCTTAATTTCCTTCTCTTTTTGTTTGATGCTCTTTCATATGCTCATCAAACTCTGCTTGTAATTCGTCCATCTCAGCCTGCAAGTATTCGATATTTAAATCTTGTACTGCATCATCAGGTAACGCACCCAACTCACCTCTTGGCCATTTGATTCTAAACTCTTCATTCATTTCAACAGAATCTTGCATTCTAATTACATCTAATTGTAATGCCGCTAATGAACCAGTCAATGTAAAATACACTCCTGATATAGTTAGTAGTGTTAGAACGACACCTACGAGACTTTTAACATCTATAGTTAATTGACTCTTGTCGTTTAATGCCATATTATTTTGATTTGCCATATTATTTGTCCCATGCCTTAGCGGCATTAAAGTTATTCTGACTAAACTCTAGTCTATCTACGAGTTTAACTGCACTACCATCAGAATCGATTGCAACATATCCTTCAGGATTTACTACTTTAAATCCAGTATCCGTTTTAACAAATGTTCCAATACTCTTGACTCTATTCAATGATATTACGATCAATGATTTTGCTTCAATCAGGTATCCCTGAAAGTGTGCAAGATTGTCTACCATGACTTTGATACGTTTGAGGTCTCTCATTATATCCTTACCAATTTGTGTCTTTATTGCTTTGGTCTTATCCATTTTGACCTTTGCAACTATTTTGTCTTTCCAGTACGTCTCAACGTGTTTAAGGTAGTCAGCTCCATTGGGATTCCATTTACCTTGACGGATAAGGGTGTTTGTGTAAGTTTTGTATGACGCACCTGCTGCTCCTTTAGAATTAAGAACTCCCTGTATGTCATTGAATTTTTTAAGGTTTGCCTTAGAGATACCATGGAATGATTTTCCTACGTTGGTTAGGGCATTTGTGAGTTTAAGTGTTTCCTGAGCTGTCATGTTTCCATAACCAGTAGTGTCTTTATAGGTTGCATCGTCCATCCATACATTGTTATTACCAGTAGGTAGTTTTACCCCAAATGATGCACTGAGGCCATCGATTGTTGAACCTGAATACGTTGTGTGGAATACGATTCCCAATTTTGATGCTTTAATCTTCTTACCGAGCTCGGAATCTGCCTGTACAGCATACACTATAGTGTTAGGTTGGAAGGTAATATAATTCTCTCCATCCATCTTTGTATTGGTGGTGTCATCCGTGTACATTAGGTCTCCCTGTAGGATTTCGGTCAATCCTATCTTGGAAAGGTATTTGTACGAATCTAGAAACTTAGATTCAAGTTGTCCTGATAACTCAGGTGCGTCTTTGATCTGTTGGAGTGAAGTGTAGTGTAATTGTTTTTTGGTGAACAGGGATTTCTTTGCAACAAAGAATTCTCCTGATTCGGGATGAGGGCCTGCCCATATTGCTGGAGCTCCATCCCATTTGACTGTCATATTGACTTTACCTGATGCATTTCCTTTCATCATGTCCCTGAGTTCTCTCAGGAAGTTGACAGATGCACGGCCTCCTTCGATACCATTATTAATGATTTCGTCTTCGAGGTGTTCTAAATGTAAGTTTTTAACAGCCATATAGTAAATTATACACCTTTAGTGGTGTCCTGTCTACTATTTATAAGAATTAAAAAGGTGTTATTCGATTGTTGCAAGCATGGTGGCATGGGTTGATTCCATTTTGCCAATGTCTTCCCCCATAGTATTTAAAGCTGCTATATAGGTGTCATTATCATTAACATACTCATTCCATCCAGTCCAAGCGGCACATGTGGGATTTGCAGCTGCTTCTGCTTCTGATGTTATTTCAACTGCATCGGGATTATCTATTCTCCAAGCGGTGAACCAAGCTGGGGCCCCTGCACCAACAAAGGTTGAACCTTCATCAACGGGATTTATCCAAGTGTCTGTAGCATCATCATATGTGTAGCTCTTCAAAGGGTAAGTTTTATCGACACCACTTAACCAATCATGATTGAGTTTTAGTGCTGTTATTGTTGTGAGGTATTCATCACACTCAGCTTGGGTAAATATCATTATTCTGTTTCCTAATATTGGGGGGTTAAACTTTTATTTATGTTTTCTGCAGTGGTGAAGATGTCAATTTAGTCTCAATTTTAATAATTTTCTTTGACAACACTTCTACCGCGGCAGCGTTATGTTCTTTTTTCGCATCTCTAAGTTGGATTTTCAATTCGACCTTCCTCGAAAGGGAATCAATCACCTCTTGAGGTTGTAGATTCTTATTCATACTTCTATTTAGGTGAATTGTTACCCCTTTTTATTTAAAGTCGGAAAAATCTCTTGTTTGTCCATCGTTCCTACCCCTGTCAAACACTGGGACTGTGTCTTTGGTATTGTTATCTACACTGTCAATCAATTCTTCTTGTGCTTCTTGTTCACAATCATATAACCTCATACGACTTCGATCAACACCGATAATAAACCGTTTAAAGATTGTTGGGTCATTATAACGATTCTTTAACTGCTTTACTACCATCTGATCTAGTTCTTCCAACTCTTCTGATGATATCAATGCAAACATAAAGTCAGCGGTTGCTGGTAATCCAAATGACTCTGAGGTATCAGTCAATTCTATATCTGTTGAACCATAACCACTTCGTGTAGTCTGCGTTGCACTCATGATAGGTACATTGAACTCTACTGCAAGACCTCTTAGCTCTTCTGCAATTGACTTAACAAGTGTGTATGAATTTGCACCACTGCCTGGCTTAACTCTATGAGACGAACATATGTTTAGATAATCAACAAAAATTATATCGGGCCTAAAGTCCTTCTTGATATCCAATTCTTGTAATAAGTGTCTGAAATGACCAACATGTGCTGATGCAGTAGGATACTCTTTAACGATAAGTTTACCCTTGGTCTTGTCCTTGAGTTTAGCTACCTTCTTACCAAACATATTCTTGGTAATTTCACCTAAATCTTGTATAGGGACATTCAAAGTGTTTGCATCGATTCTCTCTGCAATCTTTTCTTCTGACATTTCTAGTGTGATGTACAAGACATTCTTGTTCATCATTAAGTTTGCAGATGCCATGTGACACATGAATAGGGACTTACCCACACCTGTACCTGCTAGGCAGATGTTCAAGGTTTTATTGGGTAAGCCCCCTTTCGTAACTTTGTTGAAGTATTCCAAGTCGAATGGAATTTTCTCTTCTTCTGTATGGTAGAACTCCCATCTCTCATCTGCATCTTCTAATTGGTCGTGACCAATGTTAGTATCAAATGACACAGAAAGTGCATCCTTTAATAATTCGGGTATGTCACCTCTTGATCTCTTAGACTTTTCGTCAAGGACTTCGATTGAATCCATTACTGCAATATAGATTGCTCTATCTTTGCACCACTTTTCGGATTCATCGATCAACCACTGTTGTGGGGTATCGTCTTTGTCTTTACCAATTCTCTCAACAATAGTTTTGGATGATGATACTACCTGATCTGACAGAGTAGTAGTGTTATCCAAATTAATGAGAAGTGCCTCCACTGTAGGAGTCTTGGTATATTTTTGGAAGTAATTGCTTACCTCGTCAAATACCGTCTGTTCATCAATCTCAGTGAAATATTCACCCTTTATAAAAGGAAGCACCTTCCGTGCAAATGAATCACTCTGAATCAGATTCTTCAGTATTGTCTGTTCTATTCTCGTTTGTTGTTTTTGTTCCATACTTAAAATATCCTTGTGCAACTTGTTCTAATTGTTCCATCACATCAGGTGTGAAGAACTTTTCGGGGTTGTTATTAATGGTCTTACCAAATTCTGTTTTACCAGTAGGTAGTTTAACACGAGTGCCTTCTTTTGTAAAGATACCAAATGCTAATGCCATGTCTAATAGACCATAATGTCTATCTAACCCCTTGTCGTAAGATAACCTTACATCCACTATTCTGTTTTCAACAGTCATTCTTGACTTTGCGTTCTTACAGTGAATGATATTACCTATGACTTCTGTTCCTTCTTTCTCCTTTTTCTTTGAGAGGAAGATAATTGATGATGCAGCGTATTTGAGTCCACTACCACCACCCATTTCCTTTTGAGGGAACATAGAACCTATCACATCATATGTGTGATTAGTTACAATCATCGGAACTCCTGCTCTACCTAATTTCAATGTCAAGACTCTAAATGCACCTTTGGTGATCTGAGCTCTTGTCATATCTTTAGTTTCCTTACCTTCTGCAGTGTCTTCGATTTCTTTAGTAGTTGATAACATACCAAGTGAATCTAGACAAAACATCATAGGGGGACGTTTAGATTTGGGAGTTTCCATATACTTGTCTAGTATAGAGATTGTTTGATTTCTGAATTCTTGCACTGTCACAACTGGAACGATAACGATTCTTGAAGAATCTATTCCTCTTGATTCAATCATATCTCTTGATATTGCAGATTCAGATTCAAAATAGATTACAGCTGCTTCTTTATTATCTGCAAGGAACTGTTTGACCATTCCTAATGCAAAATAAGTTTTACCTGTTGCAGATTCCCCTGCAATTGCTGTAATTTTGTTTGATGGAAGTCCACCGAAGAGTGAACCACTTAGAAGTGCATTAAACACATAGGAACCTGTATCAATAAAGCTATCTACGTCTCCAGCTGCTACTCCTTCAGAAACTATATTTGCATATTCGTTTCCACTTGCCTTTATCAGGTCTTTTAAAATACTCATAATTTATTATCACCTCTCACAATGTATACCTTAGTATACTACATAATCTATTTTTTTGTAAGGGGTTTTCCTGTAGTTTTACATGAAATATTGGATATTTTATCCCTATCAGGATTCAATCGTACATCTATGTACTTTTCCATTAGGGATTTCATTGTATGGAGTTGTATTTCTATAACTATCAAAAAGGTAAAGATGGTGCTGACCATTAAGATGTAAAAGAAATCGATTAATGTAAGTGACATTAACATGACACCTTCCTCGATCATAACTCTACAGTGCCATTCTCAATGAGAATTTCCCTGTTACCTAAATGTCTTGCTTCGGTAGTGTCTTTGTTTTCACCAGTGTATACAACTGCATGAGAATCATCAACCATTCGTTGATTTACTGATCTTCTATATCCATCTTCTGCGGTCACAAATAATTCACCAAGGATTCTTCCGAATTTACCTTTGTCATGTGAAATGAGTGATACATCCTGTTCTTCTAATAGACCTATTAGATGAGCCTTTGCTGCTTTACCGAATAGTTTCTCTACAAGATCGCGTGTTCTCGACTCAGGTGTATCAATACCCATGAGGCGTACTCGTTGTTTCTTATAAACCATGCCAAAGCCTAAATCGATATCCACATCTACTGTGTCACCATCCACCACTTTAGTGATTTTTACATTATATTCATACATTATGGTCTTATTTATCCTAAATTAGTTCTTATCATTCTATGAAATCTTCCCTTGATAATCCGTTATGTCGGTTGTGACCAACCATTGATGGTTCTTTAACTTCTTGGTCTAGGATTGGATGAGAATACCCTTCTGTTTGTTTTGTCTCATAGTCCACCATCGCTTGTTTGATAGCATCTTCTGCTAGTACACTACAGTGTAATTTGATTGGTGGAAGTTGAAGTGCATCTGCAATGTCTTTATCTTTGATTAATTTTGCTTCTGCAATCGTCTTACCCATCATCAAGTCCACGAACAATGACGAAGATGCAATTGCACTTCCACATCCGTAAGTCTTGAATTTGACATCAACAATCTTTTCGTTATCATCGAGTAATAGTTGTAGTTGCATCACATCGCCACATGCAGGAGCTCCTGCGAGTCCTGTTGCAACCTTGGGGTCGTTTCTGTCTAATGAACCCACAGAATGTTTCTGTGGATTATCTAATACGGCTTCGAACCGTTGTACTACTTCTTTACTATATGCCATATATCTATTTAGTGTAATTTAACCAAAGAAACTATCCAATGATGCAAATTGGTTTGTTCCAGTAACATACTCTATAAATTCATTTTCCGAACCACCCATCAAGAACAATGTATTCCAATTAGTAGTCCCATCTTTATTAAGACGATACCAGTGATTTATATTTCTATCCTCTCTATATTTCTTCATAGAATGATTATCAGTATTCCATGCGTTTTTAACAGACCAGTGAACACCCTCTACGATATAGTCAACACCTTCGGGTCTGAGTGAATCTCGGCCAACGAAAACTATATTATCCGTCAATTTAGTATTGATGTAGTCCTCTAGTAGTTTTCCGACATTTTGTTGGAAATTTCTAACTCTTTTAGAGGTATCTATCTCATCTTTGGTGAATACTATTTCAACTAAATTATCCAAAGAAACTGTCCAATGATGCAACTGGTTCAACATTCCACCCAATTAAT